GCAGCAGCCCGATCTTCTTCTGTCGCGCTTCCATCTGCGAAGGCGCGGGAAACAACTAAGGCGTTTTTACTGCGATCATCACTCATCAGATACTCAACCTGTTTAGCGCAATCTACTGCGAAATGCCGCCACAAATAATGTGTTTCTTCTGGCGTAGTGCGTAGGCACCATAGCGCATCATCATAGCTGTTGCTGTCATAGATTTGCTTTAACGTGATAGGTGTATCTTTGCCGTAAGACTTCTTGCCGCCCAAGCTCTTCACTAGCTTAGCGTAGCCATCTTTGCATGGCTGGTGCTTGAATATCTCATCAAGTGTAAATGTTATTTTATCCATGTTTTGTGCTCCCCGCTGATTCTTCAACATCTATCCGGCGCTTAGCTTCTTCATCAATTTTATCATAAAGACCTGCTGATGGCCTAGATATACAACCGAACGCGCAAAACTCATCCCCGGCCAATCGATCCTCTATTACCGCAAGCTCTAGCTTCAGCGCGTCACGAGATGCACTTAGAGCAGTGATCTCCCTTTCCTTCAAAATCTGCTGTTTCCGCTCCTCGATCATAACTTCTATTTCTTTATCAAATTCCATATTTTAATCTCCGTTTGTTTCTTCCTATTGTATATTACAACATTGAAACCAATGCAAGCAAAAAAGAAGCCCGCTGGGAAAACAATTAAACCAGCGGGCTAGGGAAACAGGGAGGTGAGATTGTGTATCATCTCTTAAACTCATTATGCATGGATGTGGGGATAGTGCAAGGGGTTATAACGTATATCCGTTAATATTAATCTTCTCATACTCTTTCACGTACTCCCGTTCCTTCGGCATGATGTACTCCGTAGGGAGCTTCATACGCTCCTTGATCCCGATGTAGGTTGATTTATCCATGATAGGTTTGCCCTCACCGTCAATCAGCTTTGCAATGTCAGCAGGGGTTGGCATTTGGTTGCTGTGCGTCAGGAAATGGATAAACGCCTTCTGGATTTTATCAAATTCGTAAGGCGCTAGAACCATCTGGAATAGCTTTTGCGCTGATCCTATTTGCTCCGGCTGCTTGCCATAGACTAACTGAGTGTTGAAGCAGTCATGAACCATAGATGCCAGATTAGCTCTATCAGACTGACTGAGCGGCGAGGTGAGCTTCCCAGTCAGCGAGGGCGCGGGCGCTTGCTTCGGCTGCAATGTCTGACTTGTTAGCAGGTCGGGGAGTGTGTTGGCTATTTTTTGCATAATTGCTTCCTTTTGGTTTGTTGTTCTGGTCTGCGGCGTGATCTTCAAGCCACCTTTCGTTTTTAAGCCATTTTGCAGGGTAAGGCGCATATCCGTCTAAGCATTCTCTGGTCATGCTGTAAGCTGATAGCCCGCTAATTATCTCATCAGGTGGTGAGCGTTTTATCGCATCTTTCCACTTCGCCAATGCATCTGGCTTAACCTTTCGCCGTGATGCGGGGTACTTTTTCCAAAACTCCTCAAAGTTCTCATCGGGTTTTTTAGATACGTTAGTATCTTTTTTAATAACTACTTCAGTAGTTGGTGAAGGTGAAGGTGAAGGGGTCTTCGTTACGTTGGTCGTTACGTTAACGTTAGTTGATGCCTTGGCCTTTCGTGCCTCCGTAGCAGCTTTCGTCCTATCCTGCTGTTTTTGTTGATTTTCTTTCGCAAGGCCTATCTCTTTATCAATCCGGTTATGGTAAAGTTTCCCGTCTTTTTCTTCAAAAAACGTTAGAATATTTTCGCATTTTTTTACTGAAACTTTGCACACATTTTTAACCGTTTTCTTGCAAAAAGGTATAGCGCCCCCCTCCCGCCAGTAGTGCATGATAAGCAGAAAATATGCTCCATGCTCCTCGGCTGTGAGGTGCATTGTGTCGGCAAGATAATCACCTATATAAATAGGCATCCATACTTTAGTTTTACTCATGTAGTCCTCGCTACCTCGCGTTAGTTGAAATGGGTGGCACGCTCTAATCCGCGAGGAATAATTAAGCTACATCTGGCCAGATGCGCCACCCGTTGTTTAGTTATATCACTCTATGCAGCAGATGCAACACATTTAGCCCATCTTTCAAGATGAAGTCTGACTTGATGATCCCACCACTCACGAGGCATAAGCGCGTCATGGCCGTAACGGTGTTGTGTGTCGTGTTCGGCTTGCGTAAGGGGTATGCCTGAATATTTCGGTTTCATACCTACACCGCCATTGTTCGCAGTCCTGTAGTGCGCGTAAATTACATTGTACGTATCGCCAGAATATGCGCTACCTTGCCCCCTACACCATACTTGATAGTCCGCATCGCTTCCATACTCGGCGTAGGGTGATGTGTGTTTAGGGCGCGGGTTCATGGGTTGATTTCTATTGAACCTTCATAGCCCCAGACCTTTAGCAGCGTTAGGGCGTGAATATGGCAATCCTCTTCAAATATGGAATCGAGGATTGACTTACATAGGTTATCAAGATCAGGTCGAGATTTATGCCCTTTCCCGTTATGCTCAAGTTTCTTTTTCTTACTCCATGATTTCGGCATTGGCATAGTGAACACGATGCAATCGAATGAGTTAACCGTGATTCCTAGCTCTCGGACTTTATCGCGAAACTCGAAGTAACGAACAACGCAAGGCCGTTTTGCCCATTTATCGCGCTGAGTCATTCGTGGTGCTGGTACTGGGGTGAGGTTGTATTTCACGATTCCCCCTTATAATCGATAAAGTCGTTTGGAGTTTTCTTCGTTGCCTTATACAGCACCTGAAACATCCGCTCTTTATTCGCAGACACTAGCACCCCGTCATCAATATTGCAGATCACGCGGGTTGCTGTGCTGGGGCTAAATGCCACCTTCACAGCGTTTCTAATTTTAGATTCTAACTTCTTATCCATCTTGAAGTGCTTTCTTTTCTTTTTTAATCTTTAAATACTTTCCATAGGCTTCGCTTTTAGGCTGCGTCATGCCAAGCCCCTTGCACCACCAGTCATTCCGCAATAAAACCTTACACATTCTGCGCCATGACGGTGCCCATTGAGCGTCCTCTAAAACTTTTGGGGCATAATCTGGTAGACCCTCAGTATAGCCACGACCAGCCCAGCCTTTCATAAAAGATCTAAATTTCCCTGTAAAATGCTCACGCGTCACTTTAGGCATAGTTGCTAGCAGCAAGTTACAAAAACTTTTATAAGTATGCCCATCAGGCAAGTTGATTTTATTATAACCGTTTATATTACCAGTTTCTTGAATGTATAACGCGCCACTGTTAACGCCATTTACGCGTGTTATGAGTTTATACCACGTTTCAGGCTCCAATATATGGTACAGCCACAACCCGCGCCGTTGGTCGTCACCATAAGGTTGGCACAGTCTTTGTTGACTTAATTTCACACCCGCTTTTTGCATAAGGTCGTAAACTTGATTGTACGGTAGATCAGGGTTCTTCGCGTGGAACCTCCAAATGTCACGAGTGTGCCAGTCATAGATAGGGTAAATATTGTAAGCGTACTCCGTAACTTTTGTTGACCATCTCTTGTTGTTATACATCTCTTTATCAAAAATTGCGATAGTCCTGAAACGATTTAAACTCTCATCCGCGCGAATACCGACAAGGCAAGCTGTGTTTTCGCCGTCCGAATACCACTCAGCAAATAAAACCACAAACTCCTCAAATTCCATACCCTTTTCAAAAAACGGGTAATAATCCAGATCTGAGATAACCCCTTTGTGCTTAGGTAGCTCGCGAACCCAATCAGCCTCTTTCTCATCATCCCAGCAAGTCCAAACTGGCTCAAAGTTGCTAGACGCATTTCTTAAATTCATAGGGAGGCAAACCCAATGAACGTCAAAAACATCGCCGTAACAATCTAGCATTTCGTGTAAGTGCTGAATTGTATGCCTGTACTGCGCTTCCATATCAATAATCAAAACGCAAATCCTACGCTCTCTCTTTATTGCCTCTTGCGCAGCCAAGTGAAGCATAACACTTGAATCTTTACCGCCAGAAAAGCTAACTACAATTTTATCAAACTCGTCAAAAGTATAGCTTATTCTCTCCTTAGCAGCCTCTAGGACGTTTACGCCCATTCCATTTTTAATTTTCATAACAATCCTTAATATATATTTGCTTTAGTGCGTGACTGGACTTCACCCATTGACAGCGGTGCAGCCATGTAAATAAATCGCCATTTATTGAGATACTCTAAAGCCGTTTCATCAGCCTTAGTTTTCTCATCCTCAGATAGTAAATTATAACCACCCCTGAAACGAGAAGGTATCCCCAAATGCAAACAAACGGCCGCTTGCCCCAGCCAAGCTATACGATTCATTTTATCGTTAGTTAAGTAATGCTCGCAAGAGTTCGTCCACGTAGTGATAATTTTAAGCAAAACACTTGCGAACAAGTCGTCATCCTTAAGGAAATCTCTGTAAGCGACCTCACATTCCTGCACCGTCATCTCTTTTGGAGGGTGTGCTTCATAAAACCCAGCGGGGTAGCACTCCCACTTTTCCCATGTGTGAAAAACTCTATTCATCAGATAAATCACCTTCCTCTATACTATCAACATCATCTTCACTGAAAATTCCGACGTCCCATGCTTCGCTAAAATCCTCATCCGCGAATAACTCGGCTAGCCCTGATATTTGGCATAAACGCAAGATCTCATCTTCATCCATCCCTAACTCACGACTGATGCGCGAATGAGTCCAGTTGCGGCGCTTTAGCTCAATAACAATATCTGACATTGCATTAACCTGATGCTTACCCCGCGCGCGGTTATGGCGAATAGTTGAAGCCATGCGGTTAGATACATCCGACTGCTCATCACGAATCTGCACTAGCGGTAAATAACCCTTTATCCGTTCGTTTACATCAAGACACTCCTTGCCTACGCGATTACGGTGAAACCCGTCAATTACGACAAACGCAGAGTTTTCTTCGTTTGCCACGATCGGCTGCGTGTAGCCATCAGCCATAATAGATTGGCGCAATAGCTCCATCTCAGGCGGCGCTACGCTATTAGGGTTATATTCGTTTGCCGCAACTTTATCAGATTTAACCCATTTCACAAAATCAACAGGCTCTGCTTTAAATGGTGAGTTTTCGTGTATCAGTTCACGTAACTCGTTCAACCTACTAACCGATGTATCAAAATCATCGCACCCAAGGTATTCTGCTATTAGCTCTTTTAGTTTCATAGTGTCTCCTTTTGTTCCTTATCTTTATTTCACTTTCTGCAACTAATGTAAAGCGTTTTAATTTCACTTTCTGCAATTTAGTGCTTGCTTGTGGTTTCACTTTCTGCAATAACAGTGGAAAGGAAAGAGGAGACTATGACAATAGAAGAATGGAAAGTTGAGCAGCAACCGGATAGCGGGGCTATTTGGGAAAGGGTTTATATAAAACAAGGTGATGCTATTATTGCTATTTTAGATGATATGCTTTGCGGTGATCGCAGGGCTTTGGAGTTAGCCGGTGAAATAGCAGGCATGTACAATGAAAGGGTGGGTGCGTAATGGACTGGAAAACAGCTAGTGAATTACTGAAGCAGCCACTTGATGCCACTAAGGTAAAGGAGCGGCAAGGGCTTTCTTATGTTGAGGGATGGCATACTATTGCGGAGGCAAATAGAATATTCGGTTTTGGCGAGTGGAATCGTGAAACAGTCTACTGCAAGCAGGTTTGTCACTACAAGAACAAAAACAATAAAGAGGTTGTCGGTTATGAGGCGAAAGTCCGCATCACTGTTGGCGACACTGTGCGCGAAGGTACTGGTAACGGTAGTGGTATAGCGGGTGACTTGTTCACTGCAATTGAGGGCGCGTCTAAAGAGGCGGAAACGGACGCAATGAAGCGTGCTCTCATGACGTTTGGTAATCCATTCGGTTTAGCGCTGTATGATAAAGCACAAACCAATGTAGGGAAACCAGAGCCAACACCGGAAGAAAAGGCGAAAGCGGCTGGAAAGTATCTTGATGGATTTATCCAGCTTATGAACTCATGCGAGACCATGATCGAATTAGACGAAGCAATCAAGAAATCAAAAGATAAGCTCGACTCTCTTGTTAACTACAAAGAAGTAAATGAGCGTTACGATAGAGAATACAGCAAAACATGTGAAAGGTTAGGTGGTTAAAATGGAAAATTTAGCAACGGCGGGGCATAACTACCCCCCAACAGAAGAAGAAGTCTTGCAGCAAAAGCTGGATGAGTCGGAAAGCAAGATGCGTGAGGCATTGCCTAGCGTTCCATCCGAATTAGATGGAGGGATCGCGGATGATAAAAAAGCTGGCGAGGTTACGGAATACGTTAAGAACCTCAAGAGTATTCAGAAGCGAATCAGCGCATCACATAAAGCCTTAAAACAGCCGTATCTTGACGCGGGTCGTAAGGTTGATGGATGGAAGAAAAAACTTGATATTGAGTTGAGCGGATCGATTGATGAAGTTACCCCGCATCTAACAACATTCTTAAACGCGAAAGCAGCGGAAGAACGGGCGCGACAATTAGAATTAGCTGAGCAAGCCCGTATCGCAGCGGAGGCACTAGCTAAGGAGGCGGAGGCACATTCTAACGCGGGTATCAACGACACCGCTGACAGCCTGTTAAATGCAGCAGTGGAGGCTGAGGTAGTGGCAGACCGCATTGAGAATGGCGCTATCACAAGCAAGCCGAGTGATTTAGTTCGGACTCGCAGTAATTACGGATCAACCGCATCGCAGAAACTAACATGGGCAGGGGATATAGAAAGCGTTCCAGCTATCAATTTGGAAACTTTGCGCGGTTACTTTTCCGAGGATTCTTTGCAGAAGGCGGTTAATGCTTTCATCAAAGATGGCGGGCGTGAGTTAGCGGGCGTTAAGATATACCAGAAATCAACATTAAACATCAGATAGCGCAATGGATGATATTCATAAGAAGTGTAAGCAAACAATAGATTTAGAGGATTTTATAATGGAACAGCAGAAAAAAACACGCGCAATTATTGTTGCGACCTATAAGAGCGGAAGAACTGAGGAGTTTTACTGCAAACTATTAAAGGGTGAGTTATTGCCCAAAAAATACATGCAAATATTCGATGATTTGCGTCAATTCCCAACTGTAGATAATGTTAAGATAATTAAGGAGTAAGTATTATGTCAGGAAGTATTAATAAGGTAATTCTAGTGGGCAATGTCGGCAATGAGCCTGAGATTCGCCAAACCCAGAGCGGCAAGGAAATCGCCAATCTATCAATCGCCACAAGCGAGAAATGGAAAGATAAAACATCAGGCGAATGGCAGGAGAAAACCGAGTGGAACCGTGTAGTCATCTTTAACGAGGGGCTAGTGCGTGTGGTTAAAAACTACGTTCACAAGGGATCAAAGCTCTACATCGAAGGTGCTTTGCAGACTCGCAAATGGCAAGATCAAAGTGGAAACGATAAATACAGCACCGAGATCGTTTTGCAGGGGTTTAATAGCACTCTTGTTATGCTTGATGGAAAGCAGGGCGGCGGGCAATCGGATTCATTCAACAAGGCACCAGCGGCACCAGCCTCGCAACCTGCTGATTTAGATGACGAAATTCCATTCTAACCATGCACCAGCATATTTACAACGCACCAACCCAAAGTGATGCAACCCGAAAGGCGAGCATCATGGAGGGGCTGGAAAGCGGGTACGTGATTAATTATTATGAGCGTAACCATAAAGGACACATGGCGCATAAGCTGCGGCTTGGAAGCAAGAGCCATTGGAAGGCGATTAAGCTGGCATATCAGATGGTGCGGCAATGAGGTTCTACAGCATAGTCAATGACGGCAAGATCGCCACCAACATAGCGCAAGGCATACGAAACCGCCTTATTGAGATGGAAGGGCAAAAAGTTGTCATTGAGATAAAGAAGGGTGGGAGGCGTAGCACAAACCAAAATGCGTTTTACTGGGGTGTTGTTATTCCATGCGTTCAGGATTTATTTCTATCCGGCGGCGCGACTGTCACACCTGAAGAGGTTCACTGTTACCTTAAAGAGCATGTCCTCGGAATGGTCAAGATGATGGTACTACCGGACGGAACCCGCCACTCAATAGTTGAAACAAGCATTAATCTAACAACGGTAAAATGGGAGGAAAACATAGAGAAAGTAAGGGCATGGGCGGCGCAATGGAATATGCAAATACCGTTCCCGAATGAACACGAATTTAATCAAATTTACTTAGGAGAATATAATGGATGAATTAGCACAAAAAGTTTTAGAATGGGCGGGCAATAAGGGTATTTTAGAGAAAGCCACGCCATCTAGCCAATTCGAAAAAACAATGGAAGAAGTCGGCGAATTAGCGCGATATTTAATTGAGGATAATCAGGCCGAGGTTGAGGACGCAATTGGCGACATTATCGTGACGCTTATCATCTTAGCGGAATTGCGCGGCACTAGCGTTCAGGATTGCTTGCAAGGCGCGTATGACGTGATTGCCAAGCGCAAAGGTTCAATGATTAACGGCGTATTTGTCAAACAAGGAGAATAAAAACATGACTACTATTAACGGAATTACCGCAGATCAACTTCGCAGCATTGTGGAGCGTATTGAGCGACTAGAGCAAGACAAGGCTAACATTGCAGCAGATGTGAAAGACGTCTATGCAGAAGCTAAGGGCAACGGGTACGACACTAAAGCCCTTCGCTCAATCATCAAACTCCGTAAGCTGGAAGCAGCAGAGCGGGAAGAACAAGAATACATGCTTGATGTTTATATGCGGGCAATGGGTATGTTGCCAGAATTAGACTAAAAGAAACCCCGCGCTTAATAATATAGGCGCGGGGTTTTTACTAACCCTTATGATCACGAATATAAGCCAGCGCGGCAACAATGGTCGATAGATTCGCACTCACACCTTTCTTGATCCAGCGGCTTTTCGCGGCACGATCAAGCGGGGTGTTTGCATATATTGTTTCCATCGGGATATTCTTATCCGCTGCTTGCTTGTTAATCATCTCACCATAGCGCTCGGCTGGTTGAATTGATATATGCATGTCTTTTGGTTTAACGCCAAGCTTAATGGCTTCTTTATATAAATCTGTCATGAGTGTAGTATAGCGTGGATTAAATTAGTTTCAAGTGCGTAATGTTGTTGTGTTAGTTTAATTTATGGAATATAGTGGCGGGAGTCAATAAGGAGATAAAGATGACAAATAACCTAGAAGAACGATTTGAGGATTGTAAGGCCGAGGGAAGCCCCGCGCTGTATGAGTATTTGATTATTGATCTGATGGCGCGTATTGCAGAGTTGGAGGGGGCTTTACGTACAATCGAAACTCTTGCTGATATGGTGGGAGACACACAGATAGGCTCAACCACCAAACAAGCACTAGAAAAGAAAGAGGGGTAGGTTGTGGATGTAAATATGACCGATAAAGAGGCTAAATGTATTCTTGAGGCTATAGAGTGGGAGATAACAGAAAACAACTTCCCGCCAAGAGGTTATTTTGCCGCACTTAAAAGGGTACGCGCTAAAATCAATAAATCAAAGAGAGAACAAGCCAATGACAAAACCTAACGATATACAGGCGTATCGCGCGTGGAAGTATTCTTTACCGCCAAATGAGTTTAGCAATCTTAATGAACTAAAAATATTCCAAGCTGGGTTTAATCGCGCCATAGAGATGATTGAGAGTGAGGGCGTTATACTTGCGGTTTCTGAGGTTCATTCCGGAAATAAGGAGGAGTGCGGAAAAATACAAACCGCCATTGCGAAAGAATTACGGGGGATGGTTGAATGATTGATAATAAGATAGATGCTGTTATTAGCGCTATGCGGAAAGGCGGGCGATATGACTCATCCGCCACTACTCCCTTAGAGACTGAGGTTATTTACGCTCAATGTGAACTTGATAGGGCGCTAACAGAGCTTGATCGTGCAAAGTGGAGGCGGGAGTCTGCTGTACGGGGGTTGGTGAACTGGTCAAAAGAAGATCAATTTACACGCGACATAGATGGCAATATTGATGGCGGCTATAGGGGTCATCCTGATTATGCAGAAGTGTGGAAATCAGTTAAATAAACCCCTTGCATTAGTTTCATCTTTGGAATATAGTGCTATTAAGGAAACAAGGAGAAAACAATGAAGTTTATAAGTTTTGAAAATACTGGAATACTAGAGCCTGAGTTTATTAAAAGTTTTGGCGTATCAGTTAAGAGTGATAATTCCTGTATAGGGTTTTTCGGTACAGGATTAAAATATGCCATTGCTATTTTAATCCGCCAAGGTGCGAAAGTCTCTATCTATTCGGATGGTGAGGTTATGCACTTCGGTAAGAAGTCTGTAACACTAAAGGGAAAATCTTTTGATTTTATTACCATGAATGGGGAGCAAATACCTTTTACCACTGAATTAGGTAAAACATGGGAGCCATGGATGGCTTATAGAGAGTTGTATTCAAATGCTAAGGATGAAGGTGGAGGCGCTTGTGTTATAAATTCTTTACCAGAACACACTGAGGGTAAAACATTTGTTGTGGTGGCTGGTGGTGAGATTGAAAGTATCCATAAAGCCAGAGATTCAATTTTTATAGGTGAGAGGCTGCCAATTTCAGATGGTATATATAATGGCGGTGGTAGCTTTTTTTCTAAAGGGGTCTGTGTCTGGAAATACGAGGGCATGCCAAGTATTTATTCCTATAGTGACTCCACTGGTTATTGTGACTTAACAGAAGATCGCCAAATAAAATACACCCACCAAGTATATAAAATATGTGCAGACATTATTGCGAAGGTTACTGATAAGGAGGTTTTGAGGAGTATTGTAACAGCGGATACGGGGGTGTTCGAGTCACGTATTGATTTCGATTATTGCAGTATTTCCCCAAGCCTTGAGTTTATGGAGGTGGCGAGGGCTAATAGAGATTTGTGTAATAATGCTTACCTTTTAAGTTACATGGAGCGCAATGAGCCAGCAGCGCCGTTAGTAGATTTTACGCTTAACGAATATCAGAAAGAGATTCTTAATGATGCTATATTTTCAGTGAAAATGGCGGGGTTTATGGTGGATGAGTTCCCGATTAGAACGGTAAGTATCTTAAAAAATGATGCACTAGGTCAGGCGGCGGGTGGTGTAATATTCTTATCTGAGAAATGCTTCCTTATGGGTGGTCTGGAAATGCTCAAAGCAACTTTGATTGAGGAATGGGTTCATTTAAAGCACCATTACCGAGATTGCGAAAGACCCATGCAGAACTATTTATTCGAGCAAGTTGTAAGGCTCGTAGATTTAAATAATTCAATCGTGAAAAATAAATACAGTAAGGCGGCATAAAATGACATTTGAAACACACGAAGAAATAGCAGCCGAGAGGCAATATATACTGGGTCTGGTTCGCTCAACTAAAAATAAGATCATCAACAACGCTATGCCAGCTCTAATAGAGTTACAGGTGGTGCTAGAAAAGCGCTCGCGTAGCTATCCAGTTAGCGATAAGGTTGGAAAATCATACCGCGATTCATTGGAAGTGCTTGGCAGTGATGCTAATGACACGCTAGATAATGAGTTAAGTAAGCTGTTCTTAGATTGGGTAACAGATTACTATGGCGATATTATGATTGACGCTGAATTTCCCGGCGAAGATGACGGTGTTGAGAAAGACGTTTCTATGATGTATCGGGGGCAAGTGTAATGGATTACCTAAACCGTAACTTCATGCCAGTAATAGCGCTTATCGGCCTATTTCTAGCGGCGAATCTGATTATGAATATGGTGTTTTATGCAGGTGTTTCTAGTCATTATGACGAGATCAAGCTGCAATGCGATCAAACGTATGATAAGGGGCTGCAATCGGTTTTACATTGCAGTGAGTACCAGTAATGAAAACGACTATTGAAACGATCAACGGCAAGCTATGTACGGTTATTTGGCATGAAGATTTGAACGACCCCGCTATAAATGATATGATTGAAATGGCTCAAGAAACACATCATACGTTAAAGAGTTGGCGATCTTACAAAGATGGCTATGTGTGGATGATTTGCAATGGCGCTATAGCAGCAGCCCTCCCCGCCCTACCACTCCACCCAAAGCCAGATATGAGTGATGCGGAAGTGGAGGCGCTTAAAAGGCTAATAGCTGCGCATTACAGCGCTGATATAAATGTTGAGTATCTATATGCAGACCATACAGGGGAATGCTACGATCTTTCTGTTGAGGAGGGTTTAAGCAGCTTTCGTTGGGCGCTTGATAAAAACTTTGATGTTTACTTCAACCGCGCCACCCACAAAGGCGAACGAGTAAAAATAGCGATCAAATCTGCTAACGACATTGATGTCGTGAGCAAGCCGCAAGTTATTGATGACTAAATGAAAGCCGCCCTATACGTCCTCGCAATATTGCTTTTACTAGCCCTCACAGGGTGCAAGAGCAGTAAGGCGGATGTATCGGAATGGATTTACCATAGCAGTGATGACATCGACTATAACGGTATAAGAACCGAAGCACGGAAAAACAAAGTTAGAAGCGAGATGGATAAATGAGCATTGGAACCTTAGCGTTAGCGATTTTACTTTTACTAGTATTCGCTGGGCCGCCTTGCCTAGTAATTTTTTGGCAAATACGTAGGCTTGAAGAAACTAAATCCATATTAAATAACCTTCTAAATAAGGTGGATCGGTTAAAATGACAGCAGAAATCATAGACCTAAACACCTACCGAATGTTAGATGATTCTGAAATGAGTGATACTGAGGTCGCGATAGACGGAGATGCGCCAATCCCTTGTGAGTGCGGTGATTATACAATGTACATGACGCACTTGAAGGCTATATGCATGTCGTGTTTTAAGGTTAGGGGGGATTTTTAATGAACTGCCTACATACTGAAACCGAAGTCGTGCAAACCGAAAAGATGGATGATGGTTTGCCATTACGCCGCCGGAGATGCAAGCGCTGCGGGATATTAATCCACACGGAAGAGGTGGTGATTAGAGTAACCAAAGGAGGGGTGATACAGAAGATTCCCTCGCAATATATAGGATGAAAAAAATGACAGATAACACAGAGACCTTTATAGACGGAAAGTTGCGCGAGTTTAATGCCCGTTATGGTACAAATTACACAACGAAAAGCACCCGCGCCACCCCATCCCAGCACCCCCTTAACGATGCGGAGTTGGTGGGTGCTTTGGATGATTTGGAAATTATGTTTAATCAGCTCGAAACTATACATGACTGTACAGGCTATATTTCTACACCAGATTTTGTAGGTATAGATGCAAACTTAGATAATGTTCGGGCGGCCATAAGAGGTGTTAAAGAAGCCCTAAAGCCGCATCTAGGCGGTGGGTGGTTGCCGATAGAATCAGCGCCGAAGGATGGTAGCCAAATTCTTGTGAAGCATAGTCATTCTTCTGATGAATACCATCTAGGGGAGGGACGATTGACTATCTATGGTGCATGGTGTGAGCATCTAGGTTTCGAGACAAACGAAGGTGTCTATATAGCTTGTTATGGCGGAGGATATACTGATGGATGGGATGATGGTGGCAGTACAATGCCTGATTGGTGGTTTAAGCATGATTCTGACTTTGAGCAACCGCTAGCACCTACATTGTGGAAACCACTAGGCGACCTACCCCAACCCCTAAGCGAGGTGGCGTGATGCTGCCTAGTAAATCACCTATATATAGCGATAGTGACGCTTTTACGGTTTGCCATAAGCGAGAGCCTATTGATGCGCCACTTATTGAGAAGTACAAAAAACGATTGAGGGCGGTAAGCAAAAGGTGGTTTTTCCCACGTGATATTATAAACATGCCTAAATGCAAAAAGACAGCTCATTTAAACGCAGATAAGAATTACAACGCCACGCGCATTGCGTTATTTAAGGCGCAAACAAAGAATTATGAGGCAAACCAATGACAGATAATGCGATTAAGGAATTGCGGGAGATGGTTATTAACGGATGTATGATGGAAGTTATAGAAGCATCTCATATCCTCCTAACCGCCCTTGAAGCCGCTGAGAAGCGTGAGGAGGAGTTGGCGGAAGCTTTGCAGAATATTAAGAAGCATCAGGAGATTATTATGCCTAGCGGTGTGGAGTTGAGCGCAACGTGGAATATAGCAAAAAATGCCTTGGCGGGCGAGGAGTAGATCATGACATACGCCCTATTAATGCTATTCTTCGGAGCCACTGAGCCGCAAGAAATGGCGCGGTTTGATAGTTTGCAGGAATGCCGGAAGCGGCTGCATATAATGAAAGAAGTGAATCAGCCTGTTATGGCGCGGTGTGTGAGGGTGAAATAGCTTTACGATTGCGGGTGTTCGTGTATAATAAGTTTACTATGGCCGCCGCCCCTGCTTGCACGTGGCGGCCTTCTAAGACCTGACAACAGGCCGCTCAGGTTGATCGCTGAGTGTAGAAACCCGCTAGTTTAAATGCACTTGGCGGGTTTTTCTTTATCAAGTCAAATAGTAGTAGCGATTCTTTAGCTTAAAGGGTCAGAATCCGCCATCACGCGTCCTATTCAGAGGCTCCCTGAAAACCTCTCGTCCAAGTGATTAGGTCAATAACAGGTGAATCCTAACCAAGATACTCTTTACGAACCTGATCGGTAGATTTTAGCACTTTATTCGCCGGGAGTCCAGCCACTCAAAATAACATAGAATGAGGTGGTTATGCTGTAAAAAGGTCGGCTAAACATGCCGCTAGAAAGCCCATAATCATCCCGTGTGCAAACTCGAACTCGTATAACCTCATTTTAAGGGTTATTTTATGGGTTTTTTTATAATCATTAAGCCCTTCTAGCTGTTTAAACAAGCCGCTAATTATAAGTTCCGCCTCTTCAAGTGTTTCTGGTGGTGTAATTATTAAAGCCATATTAAATCTCCCTATCTTGGCAAGGTTTAACATACACAACCAAAGAGCTAATTGAAAGCCCAATTTTTTTCAAGCTAATAACTGCCGCCTTACTCGCAAGCATGAATTGTTTATTTTACCCACCCACTCAAAGCCGCGTGTCGTAACATGCAAGCCTGATACTTATCTAATAGCATAGAATGCGCATCAAGCAAACCACCCATACTATCACCCATTAACGGGTTAATCCGCTCGCAAGCCGTAAGCATGTTCGCGGGCGGTGTTAGTTTCGTTAATCTGCTTCCCGATGAACTGCACCCCGTCAGCATCAAGCTTGCACTCACGATACACAGGGCGGTTAATGATCTTCTGTTTTTCAACATAACGAATCTCTTTCTTTTGGCGGGCTTCTGCGAGTTGGTCTTCAAGATCGGTTGCCTTGAGTAACCGCTCAGCGTCCAACAGTTCAAACGCGGTTTTTTGCTCCTGCAATGCATCTGCAAGCTCGGATTTCACCATCCATGACTTAACCTGATAGCCTGCGCCGAAAATGGCGAAACTAATTACGGCAATTACGGCGAAACGTATCATCCATGGTTGGATCACACTAGAAACTTGTGGGCTGGGCAATGGATCGTATTATAGCCATAAAGCCTTTCTGCAAATCAGTTTGGCCAATACTTAACCAGCGAATGTCGATAGCATGGTTTCCAGTTTGACTGTGAACCGCCTTTAATCCATCTAAAAAAGAGCCGCACTTTTCTGCCAACTCTTTAGCCTCATTTATTAAGTTTATTTCATCCTGCGTCAGATCGCGGTAGCCTTTGATTTTTTTATGCTGATTATCCATAATAGTCTCATTCATATCCATTTGTTTGTTAAAATTAAGAATTTAGCTTCTTCAAGTATAGCGATAGCCTCGGAGTTTGTCATGCCCGAAATTCTCATACCAATCTCTCCACTCTCACCCTCGGACAAGAACACACCTTTAGTGTGATTTGAGCGCTTAGCGAGGCGGCAGAAGTCAATAGCTTGTGTGCGTAATGACGCGACCCTATCGCTTATGTCGATTTTCTCAACTATCTTTATGTCTGGATTAATCATGCGAAACCCACATCAGCGCCACCAATAGAAAACGCCATTTCACGGTTGCCAATAGCGCGGTATGATACGTGAACCCAGCCAGCGCGAGGATCATCGTTAACCATATATTCAGCAATCAATTGGTCGTATGGCAGGTTGTCACGTATAAACCGGAATAAATCCCAGTTACTACCGCCCACAAGCTCTATATCAGCCGCCTCGCCCTTTTTGTGCTGTGATGTGTTAACACCACCTATTGCGCGGTTAAGCCTATCGCCACGGTAACCGCTATTGATTGCAATCGGCAATCCGAAATGCTCTCGTGCTGGTTCCAACACGTGTTCGCATAATGCCTTAGCGTTCTTGATGTTTTCCGCTGTCATGCGGTTGTTTATGCCCTTGCGGATCGCTGTTTGTGATTTCTCAAATTCAGCTTGCGTGAAGTGTTTGCTTAATCTCATCTCGCCATTTTCTTTCTGCTTCCCGCGCTTTGCGGAAGTTTTCGGGGTTAGGGTGCTTTTGATCCATTGTAACAGCTTCCACATATTCACGCCATTCCTTAGAGTTCGACATTTATCTGCATCAGACCTTCAATATGGTAATCAAAGTAACTGCTATAGCCCTTGCCGAACCCCTTAGCTGTGGATGTGAATAACACCAACGCGAAAACACCCGTCAACACTAAAGCTAAAAATTCCCGTCCTAAGCTCATTTTCTACCCTTCCATGTGGCGAATATATCTCTTACAGCTTTATGTGGATCGTTGGCGAAAGCGCTTGTGACCTTCATAACCCCTTTTAGTAAATCCGTAGCGCTAAAAGCTGCAATTCCCGTTATAACACCAACTGTCGATGGTGAAAAGTCTGAACCCACCAGCGAAAGATGCGCCATATATCCAACAAAGCCCGCAGTGAAGCAGCTTAATACAAATGCGCCTATATTGCGCTTATCCTCTGACATTATAGTTCTAGTAATCCCCGCAAATATGGAAATCGCTATTATTTGGATACCGTCTTTTCCGCCTTCTACTATGTGAGCGAGTTCTTTTATAATCTGCATAATCTCATTTTCAGTCGGTTGCATGTTCAGCTCTCCATCTTTTTACGCGGCGGTATAGCTCATGGTGGAATAAGAAGATCGCGGCCTTCTCAATCGTATGGTAAATCAACCACCGCAAGTGGAAATCTAAATCCTGAATTTCAACGTAACTAGATGATAGCCATAATAGAATATTATAAATGAAAAAGCCATTAATCAAAATACTAGCATTAAGCGCCACATAAGCAAATGGGCGGGTTTGAAAGAAGTAGTTCTTCCGCTTCGACCCCATTGCTAGAACAGCTATCCCACTCACCATTGCCGCGAAGGCAAGCAAAAGCGTGACGCCGTATATGGTGTTTATTAACTCGATAGTCATCTTATCAGCGCTCTGTCACTGAAACAAGCCCGCCCAAAACAGCGGTAACGTTACTTGAGTCGCTTATATTTTGAATCCATACCTCAATGCGGTCGTTTTCGTCCATGTCGGTATAACCAAAAACACCTACACCCTCTGCACGATTACCTGAACCTCCACCATTAAGCGTTGCCGTACTTTTAGGCAAATCAACATAAGCGCTCGCACTATTATCCCACTTGCGGAAGAATATTTGCACTTGATCGTTATTGCCGCCGGATATTGATAGTAGCCCTTTGATTTCAACTTCGATATTTTGAGTGCCTATGTAGGTAAATGCGTTATCTGCATCGCCAGTGAAGTGCTGTAAGTCTGCATAGGTAGTTGTGCCAGCCACCTTAACGGGCGTATCAACCGCTGGAATAGTTGTGGTTGCCTCAGTAGTTACCCCCCATTGCCCGCCGATATATGTATTTCGTATTCCTTGATTGTCGGAAAATCGCGAATTAACATTCGCACCGGTGATGTTAGGCACAGCATTAGTCGCACTAGTTCGCACGTTTTTAAGGCTCAACCCGCCAGCCGCTAAAATATTTGCCTCATCAAAATCTAATAAAACACTAGTTGCATCGGTTGAATCAAATTTTATACCAATTCTCACGCCATCGCTAAAAGTGAGATTAGTACCCTCTTTAAGCAGCGTTGATCCAGCGGGTGCCAATAGCGCGATAGAGTCAGTAATTGTTAAGCCTGCCCACGTTCCATTAAATGTTAAGCCATCACCGTAATTGATAAACCCAACACCATTGAAGAACGCTTGGCGATAGTCGGTTAGTTCGCCAAAACTAGTGGTAGCGTCATAGCCAAAATTTCCGATATTAACTGTGGTAAATTCAATCGCACCAAAATTGCCATCATTATCTAAATCGAATATCTTGGAATTTGTGCCGCTGGCATTCAAAAACATGCTTTGGAAAGATGCGTTACCAGAATAGCTACCCGCTGGGCTAGTAAACATCGTATAATTATCAGCGGTCGAATATAACCCCTTTACGTTCAGATCATCCGAATAAATAGAGACGCCATTAGGCGGGGTTTCTATAGTAACCTCTCCCATATCTATCACACCATCAATAAAGTAAGTTACATCGCTTCGCGGAATCACCACGTTACTAGTAATTGTGCCGAAGTCGCTCACCTTCTTAATAATAACAACGCTATCTGCAACTATTGGAATTTCACCGCTTGGCTCTAAAACTGCCATAATCTAAACCAACGGTGGAACCGCCTCCAAATATCTAAAATCAGGGTGCCAGATGTAAACATCAAACGATCCCGCTACTGTGCCATCTAAGTACGTATCAAACTCCAAACGAACCCGATCAGCGCTTGCGTCAAGAGTGGTTTGTGGTGTGATTAACAATCTATCGTAATCGTCCGCTGGTAACGGAACGTCACTATTATTACCTAAACCAGCCCAAACATCACGATCACCATCTGCATCAAAGAACTGTAGATGCGTTTGCTTCCATAGCTCGCCAGTGATATTCGTCACCCATACGCGAGCCTGAGCGCGGTATGTGTTGCCATCTATTACACCTTCTGCATCACCTGTCGTGTAACTGCTTTGATACACTAACCAGCGCTCATTGTCAGTACCATTTCCATCGCTTGTAATTGTGAGCTTTATAGCTTTACCATCACCGCCATTAGGAGCATCAACCATACTAACAGCGCCCACGCTATTGCTTCCTGCGAAATGCTGAACTCGCCAATCATCCGCAATAGTTCCAGTGCCATCAGAAACGGTGCCGCCCGTACCGCTTAAATCAGGGTTTGGCGCTATATTACCGTAAGGATTAGTCGTGGCGTTCCAGATATCAGTTAAAACGCTCTTATAGTGGCGGTCTAGGTTCTTCAAACCTTGAAAGATGGGCAGTGTGGCTAGTGCTGAAAAATAGCCACCCCTAACGTTAGGATGTACGCCATCTTTAAAGGTGGTGGTGGCTGCTGTATAACCGTCACCGAACCAGTTACGCATATTATCCCACGGGTCGGAAAGTGCGATTTTCTTGCCTTCTGCTTGCAATGTAGCAACATGAGTTCTGATGAAATTGTTAAACTCAAATAGAACTAGTCGCTCTGCATTATCATCCCAATCTAGATCCGTACTTCTTGGCATCACGGTGTAAACCACCAAAGAAGCGTTAATAGCGAGGATTTGATCTACGCAGTATTTCCAATCTGTTATGATGTCGTTTAGTGGGGTGTTTGCTTTAATGTCATTCGTGCCAACTAAAAAGAACACCAGCGCGGGATTCAATGCTAATACATCAGCTTGCAATCGTGCGCGCACATCTGCGGCCTTATCACCGCCAATACCCTTATTGTAACCGAGCTTTCCAGTTACTTCATTATTATCACCATAATTTTTTTGTATATTATGAGTGAATGGATAACCGAGCATTGCTTGCACCCAGTTAAAACCAGTCCCCTCAAGTGAAAAGCTAATACCATCACTGGACGTATAAGCCCCCGCAAGCTGGCGTGTGATAGAGTCACCTACTACAATGGTTTTTGCTCCCGCTACTGCGAGGGGTGCGCCAATTTGATTTTCCAAGATAGCCATGACTAAACCTAACTGTTGCTCTCAACGCGAATTAACTTAACGTTAGCCGATGGCGTAGTGGAACCCGCCATAACAGCTTTGAATTGCTCGCCTTGGCTTGCAAAGATACGGCCTAACTTACCCGCCGCCGTAAGGGTTCCTAGCGCCGTGAATGTCGATCCGTCATCATCGGAAAAGGAAATCGTTACAGTACCGCCACCGAATGTGCCAGAGCCTACGACCTGTAAGATGCACGTTTCTGAGCATGTAACAGTTTCGCCTGTGCCATCAGCGGTGAAAGCCCATTCTTTTCTAAATCCATCCACATAACCATGCGCATAAGCACGATTTGCTTCAAAGTCGTTTGTCATTTCAGTACTCATATTAAACTCCAGTTAGTAATAAATTAGCGGTTCGTTTGACTCGTTCGGGTGTTTGTGTTGCCATTTTCGATTGGCGTAAAAGCGTTACAGCCCGTGACATATCACCCTTATTAACAGCGGTATTGAATTCCTTGAACGCCTTGAGGTTAGGTAATCCAAGCTGATAACTCATATCAAGCAACGCGGTTTGCTGCGATTCTGACATAGATGATAGGCGCGGATAAACCTTTAACGCATCATCAACTGCAATTTCACGGCTTGCGTTGAATAGGCGGTCTGCATCAGCCAGCGAGATAGATTGATTACCCTTAAACACTTGCGCGAAATCTTTATCAATACCCGCCTTTTTCCATACCTTGCGAGCTATACCGCTTTGCATATTGAACCCGCGACCTACTGTCGTTTTATTCTCAGTGTCTTTATACGATGTCAGTTCTAAACCCTCATTTTGCATAGTGGCTTGCTCGCCTAGTCCGGTGCCTACAGGTTGAGCTGGAACCGTGATGTTTTCACTATCAATAATACTCTGTAGTTCAGCATCAGATAAACTACTAATACTAGGCGCGGGTTGCTGTGCTGGTGTGGCTTGCATAAGAGCCTCCACATCAACCTCGCTCGCGCCATTCGCAGTAAGCGCACGTGCAATAGCCTTGTTGTATTTCTGCGGGTTCTTAGATGATTCTGTCAGCGCTTTGGCTAGTAGCTTCGTGTATTTCGGACTTGCGAGCATTCCCGACATTGCGCGGTTGATGCCGTACGCGCCCACAGCAGTGCCCAAAACAGCGGGGAGGCTTACGGTTCCAGTAATAAGTCCGAATAACGTAGCAGCACCCGCACCACCGCCAGCCGCCACCTTAACAAGCGGATTTATTGCAGCAGGCGTTGTTCCGCTAAAGTTTGCGAAGCGCCCTACATCTTGATAATTATCTAACCCTACGACAAGCGCATCATGAGCTTTTTTCAGATCAGGCTTGCCGATAAAGAAGGCGCTCTTTGCGTCATCACTCATACTGCGATAAGAGTTCGCCCATTTCCCAACCTGAAAGTTATCAGCGCCGCCGTTTTGGTAGATCAGCGCATCGCGGACTGTATCTATTTCATCTGCATTGAGCTTTGCGAGTGTGCGCTTTGCATTAGACGCGCCCAGTTTATTACCTGACGTTAAGTTGCTCCAAATAGATTCAGGGTTATCACCTAGCTTCTTTTGTAGCTTGGCAACGTAGTTTTTATTCTCATCAGCAAAACGTGCGTATAATTTATTGCGCTTTTGGAAAAGCTCTTTCGCGGCTTTCCCGCCAACCTGATCGGCTGCGTCTTCAAGTATCTTAGAAAGAGCCCCGTAAGATCGCTCTGCAATAGCGGTGTTTTTACTAGGCGTTAACGGGTCGAACTTTGACATTCCACCAAGTTTAGTTCGCGCTTCTTTAAGTGCTGCGATTGGAATACGACCACCCTTAGCGGCTGCATCACCAATCAAAGCGCCCAATTCAATAACCGCAGGATCACTCAAACGATCTTCCATTTGGCGAGGTGTTAGCCCTTTTTTATAGATAATATCTTTAGCCGATGACTCTAGCGCGGCAACAACGTCAACACTAGCATCATCAGGAACAACTTGTTTCAACTGTTCGTCAACATTCTTAAACGCCTTTAAGGAATCATCTTTCCAGCGCGTGAAAGCCTTATTGATGGTCGTGCCAGCGTCTACTGGCTTAGTGGTGCCGGTGTACCCGAGCTGCTTAATAGCATCATCCGCATCTTTAAATGCAGTGTCCATGCTCTTTTGTAGAACTTTACCGCCCGGCAATTCCGCCATTTGGTTAGCCGCACGCTTAATCATTGGCGAGGTGCTTGCCGCTGGCACGTTAACGGGCAACCCCGCCTGCTCAAGCTGCGCCACTTTTTCAGGATTAACGCCTAAACTCTTGGCGGTCAATTTAGTCGCAGCCTTTGGGAGTGATGCAATCGCTTGCGGCGCAACAGCACCCACGATACCTGCAGCAATAGGCGCTAAGGGGTTATCACTGTTTTCCGCAGCCCATTGTGCAGCGGCACCTGAGCCGATTTGCGAAACTAGGTCGGTAGCGGTTTTCATAGCTGCGGGGGTTTTTGCGAACAAACCACCACCAGTTAGAGCCTCGCCACCAGACTGAACAACACGCTCAAGCTGATTACGCGGCAATCCCGCACCACCCGTCATCTCATCGTAGCCCTCTAATACGCTTTGACGTAATGGCTTGTTTTGTATTTCACGGCCTGTTATAGCCTCCTCAGCCGCGCTTAAGCCATAGGTTAGTGGGTCTGCAACAATCCCAGCCATACCAGCTAACCCACCAGCCGCCGCCCGTCCTGTGCGAGCGAGCACGCCTAGCGCATCACCCGATTCTTGCGGTGATTCGCCCGCAATCGCGGCTAGTTCTTTGTCTGAATATTTACTGAAATCAACCACCGCTAGCTGCCTTTCTGCGTGCCAATTCTGCGCGGGCTTCTGCGGCTGTTGGGGTAGAGGTGCCACCCTTAGCTGGTGGTGCCTTTACTTCCAACCCTAACTTCTCAGCGCCAGCTCGAACCGCTTCGACAAAATCATCAACACCTTTAATGAAGTCATCTTCATTCTGAGCTGTATCAATTCGGGCAAGCGCTTTCTCAGCCTTAGAGCCTTCAATATCTGTGATCGGCCCGCCGCCTTTAAGCATCTCATAACCCTGTAGGAATACTTTCCCCTGCACTTGATCCTTTAATGCTTCAAATCCAGCCTCATCCGTACCTTTAAATGGCTTATCTTTTAATCCGAATAAATAATTCTGGTTTTTCGCGCCTACCGCTCCTTCGAAACCTTTATGGCTTTTTAGAGATTCCGCTGCATCAATTACCTGCTGTGCTTGCAATGATTTAACTTGAGTAACTGAATCAATCTCAGCCTCTTCGGCTTCACGTTTACGAGCCGCGTCTAATCGCTTCATTCCCAGTTCCGCTGTTTTGGCGAATTTAGGATTAGTAGACATAATCATTAGTTGTTGCTCTGTTAGGCCACCCAATCCGCCGCCTTCTGCGCCAACTCCACCACCAGAGAATAGATTTTGCATAGCTTGACGATCTTTGTCTAAACTCTCCTGCTGCGCTTGCTTCTGAGCAACCGCTATGACTTTTTGCGCCGCATCTAAGGGAAGGCCGCTCTGCATTAACATGCCAAGCGAGGCGGTAGGATTGCCGACATCCACCTGCGATATTAGCGCGGGCAACTGCTGACGAATAATCTCAGCCTTGCTCTTTGCCTCATCGGCTGCAATCTGCTGATCGTATCTCACATCCTCACGCTGTAGATTCTCACGCAAGTCGGAAGGTGTACCGAAAGCCGTATCAATGCGGCGGCGGCCTTGTGGCGAGTTCGCGTAATTGGACGCTGATTGCGCCATGTTCGATAATCCTGAGAGTAATTCGTTCATAATTTAACTCACAAATGCACGTTGTTGCGGAGTAGTAGGTACGTTTTGCGGCTGTGGTGCTTGCGCTGGTTGCCCACCAATACCGCCTATAATATTACCCGCTGCTGATATACCAGAAAGCAACTGCCCTGTGCCACTAGGGACGCTGTAATTGTTATACGTTCCCTTGCCGCTTAATCCGGTGACTAGGTTGCTGGTGTTCTGCGCTTGCGTGAGTGGGTACTGCTGTTGAGCGTAGTAATCATTGTAAGCAACATCCGCAACGCCTTGATTGTAATCGCGCTGTGTTTGACCTGCTTGCAATTGACGATCCTGCCCCGTCATAGTGAGGTTAGATTGCTGTAAACCCTGATTGAAAGCATTCGTGCCAATATCTTGCGAGCGTGTAGCTAGTCCGCCAAGGTTGGAAGCCAGCCCGCCAAGTGTTGATCCGCCCTGCTGCATAGATTGCTGATTCTGGAACGCATTGCTGACTGCGTCATTATAGCCCTGATACTGCAAGCGAGCCTGAGTGTTTCCACGGTCAGCCGTTAAATCACGCTGCAGGTCGTTCATGCGATCTGATGTTATACTACTACCAAAAGAAGCCGCACCGCGTGTGCCAAGGTTAGATAGCATTTTAGCGCGTAAATCTTCACCCTCCCTTGTCAATCCGGCAAGGGTAGTGTCAACAACTTGCTGCTGGTAGGGGTTGTAGAATGATTCAATATCAGCCTGATTAATACCCTGAGAAGCGCCGCCAATGATATCAGCCGCTTGCCCTGCATAGCCACCCGCTTGCTGCAATAGCTGGTCTGCATAGGGGTCACGGTACTGGCCTGAGTTGATTTGTGGTGCACCTCTGCCCATTTGCTCTAAGGCTGTGCGCTCCCAGACGTTCTGCTCTTCGATTTGCGTAGGACGAACACCGTTATTAAAGTTAGGCGTCCCATAAGGCGCTTGTGTTTGCGCTGTGATAGCGTTTTGATACTTTGCCGCCGCCGCCGGATCATTGTTTATTAGGTTCTGCGCGTACCCGCCTTGAGCTTGCCCCGCTTGTAAACCGAGGATGCTTTCAATCTGCTGCTGTGTGAATTGATTCGCCATTATCGTGTCGCCCCTACCGCTTGATTCAGGCCATAATTAGCGCCCTCTTCTATTAAAGCACCCGCACCTGAGCCTAACCCAGCCGCGCCACTTAATGCGCTACCTATTCCCGCGCCCGTTAATCCCATTATCCCAAACTTAACAGCCGGGGCAAGAAACTGACTAACGTAGTTACCTGTAGGATCGTAATTTAATGTATTGGCATCAGTAGCGAGGCGCTGGATATAATCCGGCGCTTGATCTTCACGCCCTGCAAATTCGCGGGGGTTATAGCCGCTCTGCATCGCTTGCCCTATATCCTGAATGGATTGATCGCGGTTGAAAGTGTTGCCACTATATTCGTTCGTGTACCCATCTTTATAAGTATTAAAACGATCTAGCAGCATATCAGAAACACCGTTAAACGTATTGCCCTTAGTGTTCATAAGCGGGTTTTGAGCTTGGCGTGCTGCCAATGCCGCTAATCCTGCTTGCATACTATATTGATCGCCACCCAAAGCCTCAGCCGTAGATGAAAGTCCTTGCGCTGGGATGCTTGGTAACGCACCCATGCCCTCAGTATTACCCAAACCCGTAGGAATGGCGGAAGTTGCAGCGGAGTCTTTGAATTGCTGTAACGCCTTAAGTGCTGTGCTTGCAAATGGGGAGGTATCATTCATCTCTGCGGATGTTAATCTACGCATAGGCATTTGTGTGTAAGGCTGATCCGCTGCCCGCGTTACTTGTGCGAGTGTAGCTTCTGCTAGCTTGCGTAATTCAGGGTTTTCGGAATTTAAAAGGAGTTCAAAGCCTTCGGTGGGTTGGTAGTCAGAAACGCGCTCGTGTTCGCGTCCGAATATATCAGCACCCGCACCCGCCACTTGACCAACAACGCCAGCAATATCTTTACCTGTATCTAAAACGCTTGTAACATCTGATAAACTAATATCAGAAACCGCATCTACTATACTATCCCACCACGCCATACTTAACTCTTATTTTGTAAGTTTTGCATGGTCTTGCAGGAAATGAAGAAAACGCAATTGCCTTATCGCGCCTCCGTATAATACCATATAATGCCGTAATATCAATAGAGATTATTGACGGTGCCGCTTGCGTCTTTATAAACCAACTTGCTTTGCGTAGATGAATAATAAACGCTATTAAGCTCAGCATTAGCATCAGCAAGTGTGATAGGCTCTATAGCCCCGCTAGTGTGGAACCTGCCAAGCAATGAATCCACTAACTGTGCATCGCGCCTACGCTCTTTCTTGACTGTATCAAGTGTTGCAGCGCTACCGAATATACGGAAACCAGCCATTAGCCACCCCTACGCTTGCCTAATGGCGTGACGTTGATCTTTAAGCCGCGCAATGTCATATCACCTGTGCCGTTAACCGCCACTTGCAGCAAGGCACCAGCCGCACGAATTGACGTTACACCACGAACCGCGCTCATTACCCGCCCTGCGAATGTTTGAGTTGGGCTTTGAGGGTATGACTTGCCATTAACCGCAATAGTGAAGTCATCGCCTTGATAAATATCGCCTTCTAAATCCGTAACCCTGTAGCGCCTACTTCCATCAACATAAAAGAACGCGCTACTGGCTGACCATGCAAAGCTGGCTGTTGTGTTATTGAAATGGCTGTAAATATCATCACCACCTGTCATATAGAACTGCTGATCTAACTTGTTAGGTCGGCTTGCGCTGGATCGTGATAATGCGCCAAGCGTAAAGCTCTCTGTATCAGGGTTGAATATCATATATTTATTCGGGCTAGTATTTCCCGTGCTAGGGTAGAAGAACCACACTTGCCGATGCTTAGGGTCGGACATCATAAATGCAGTCCATTGCGCCCCAGCACTTACTTGGCGGCGTAAGAACTCACCATTTTGGCGGTTCACGATAATATCTACACTACTACCATTGAAATAACACAATCGCCCGTTGTCACTATACCAGATTAACCCATCATTAAGAGGGCAAGCACTGAGCGGTGACATTATAGGATATTGTGCGCCAAGTTCCACCAAATCCCACTCACCACCGGAAAAGCTCAGATAGTACGGCTCCGGCGAGAATACAATCGCAGCTTTTTCACCAACGCTGTGTGAAGAAATTAAGCGGCTTGCGCGCTGTACGTCAATAGTTGTGGTGGTAGCGCCCGTCCAAACCGTGGCATCGCCAAGCTCTGAAATGCGGATCTTATCCTCACATAACGCCACAACACTATTATTGATAACACTCACCCAATTACAATTAGTCGGAGCGTTAGCTAGCACAGTAGGTGCAATAGATGTATCACCATCCCAAATATAGACCTTCTGCCCATCCCCTGCGAGGTAATCACCCGGGCACATCACAATTTCATTGCCGAAATTATCAAACGACCATATTCGTGGGTACGATTGAGCTGTAGCGCTAACTAATGGCGCTCCCCAGATACCATAACCCCAGATACCATAACCCCATCCGCGGCCATCGTCCTGATTCTCATTACCCGCTGCTATCTGCCCAAACACAATAACGCTTGCACCACCACCGCTTGCCGTAGAAGTGGCATCAGTCGAAACGGTTATTGTGTAGCTATTATCATCAATGCGCGTTATAATATGTTCCGCGTTAATCTCAGTGTTAGGAATACCGTTAGTCGTAGCAGCGCCGGACAGCTTAACACGATCTCCCGTTACATATCCATGCGCGGTTTGCGTTACGGTTATCACGGCTGTTGTATTGACCGTTGCGAGGGGATTACTACCCAGCGCAACCGAAGCGGTTTGAAGTGGTGTAATATTATACAGCTTCCCGCCGATAGCCACATATAAGCGGCCTTGCGTACCAAAGAAGTTATAAACCCCCTGATTGCTACCCTCTAAGCGGCTAGTCCACTGTGAGCGGCAAGTGCCAGTGAATAAACTGCCATCACCAACGTTAAAGCCAGATGCGGAAAATGACGGGATAGGCGTGACGAATCCATCAGGGAAATGCACTAGTTGTGTTTCATCCCAGCGGAACTCGCTGCTTTGAGTGTGTTGAGGGTCTTTAATCGTGCCAGCTTGTGGTTGAAAGTCTATTTTCATCTAACTACTCGGACTTGTAGGGGCTGTGGTTAATGCGCCGTTTTCAATGAACCCGCCGCCCGTGCCTTTATTGGTGTGCCAGCTATCAGTTACGCCCGTGAGGAATATGATAGGACTAGTGCCCGTCACGCGCTGGCCTTGTTGGCCTAAATTTACTGGCTTATTGAATTTAACAAACTTCGCGTAAGTGTTCGCATCAGAGAAATCAGTGTAAGTGCCGCCATGCTCCTCCCATAAATCAGAGATATCGCCTTGTAATTTAGCTGTACCACCAGCCGCAGCGCCGATAATATGCCCGCTAGCGTTACCAAATCCCAGCGCCGTGTCAGTGTATATTGACCATGTGACGGTTTGGGCTGATCCGTTGAACGTTATCACGCGATTAGATGCATTCGCCATATCAACCGAAATACCTATATGCGTCCAAGTGTTTAGCGCTATAGAGCCAGTAGTTACCCCGCTAAGCGAGTTTGCACCGACAGAATCAGTACCGTTAATGTTTATACGTTCACTAGAATCAATGAAAATATTAACGCCAATACCATCGCTTGAGCTTATATTATAATCACCGCCCGTGCCTGTCTTATAAACCCAGCATGAGAATGTCATAACCTTACTAGATGCGTCACCCGTAAGAATTGTGGCTTTACTTAGATAGTCAGATGTTCCGTCAAATCGTACCGCGTTAGCAATGTACGTAGATGCACCCGCTGCGAATACTATAGCAGTCATCCCGCAACCCCTACTTGAAACGGGTTAACGAAATACTTAGTACCGCCATCACGCGTAACAAGAACATAAATGTCAGTCTTGCCTGCGGCAGTTGTAACTGTTGGCGCGTCCTGAACGCTAGCAGGGAATGTGAGTGTTCGGCTGCCTGTGGCGGCCTGCGTCACGAATAAGAATAAACCGCCTAGCTTGCCCGTAGCTGGTGGGTTGCTAATCGTTAGCGTTACATCTTCCGTAAGCGTGATCTGCGCGTGATTACCCGCAGTAACATCCCATGTAGCAGCACCTGTTGAAATAGATAGCGTTTGCAGTGTTTCGCTATAATCCTTCAACTCAGGGCGGCTTAACTCTTGATCTGCGAAGTCTTGCGCAACCGTCTTAGTGATCGTCTCACCCTGAGCAGCGACGATTGAGCTATTAATATCAGCCGCGTAATCATCCTCTGATGCGGGGTCGAACGGTGTTGGAATTGTTCCGCCTAGCGGTAAAGTAACAGCCATTAGTAAACTCCTCTTTCATAGAATTGATGATCGTTTTTAAGCTGCTTCTGATAAGTCAACGTTATTGCTTGATCTGCATCGGGATTGCCGCGCCATTCTTTCTCATATACGTATTGAGCAAGGCTGCGGATAACGTCGTATCCCTCATCAAACCAAACTGACATATCGCCATCAGCTGTAGGGAGGGTTATATCTTTTTTGTAATATGTAAACTCTAATGTCGTATCCGCGCTTGGCGCATGGGACGCATAGAGGGTCTTATTAAATAAAGAGCAAGCCAAAGGCCGCCCCTGATAAGCGATGTTAGTTGTTAAATATTGATCTTTAAAGTTATCATATTCAAGCAACGCAAACCCGTTATTTTCAGTGTAGCGATTGGTGCCGTCGATTAAACCAACAGTATCCATCATCGCAAAGTCATCAGGAACACTGACCGACAATGCCCCTGATGATAGCGTTACGGTGGTGATCTTATGTAAGAACCAAAACCGTTTTCTTTGCATTAAGCGGATGGCGGCACGAATGGCGTTGTCAATTAGAGCGTCCTCTTCAGTACCCTCAATAATGAGAGCGCCTTTGATTGCCGTTCTAATATCTAACAAAGTTGCCATTGTGCCGCTCGCTTAATTAAGTGTTGTCGTAGTTTACACGCTGAACAACGAACTCAAGAATAAACGTTCCTGATGTAGCCGCTGTTGCAGGGTTAGCCGATACAACCATTGCAATGTCTTTATTGTCAATGATCGTGCCGATTAGCGCGCCCGTGCCACTAATAGAGGTTTGGACAGTTTGACCCAAAACGATGTCTTCCAAGAAACCGTCTGCATCATCACTGTTACCAACTGACACCGCTAGCGTTTTAGTCGCATTCGTATCCATAACATCACCAAAGAGCTTAACCCCTTTGATCTGCACAGGATACGGAAACAAACCCGTAATGTCGTAAGTATCCGTAGTGGCCAAAGCCGCTGCGAATGTAAATTTAGCACGAACTACTTCCGTAGAACCCACCAGTCCAAGCTGTGGCTTATAAACCAAAGAACCTGTAATTGCTGCCATGATTAAATCTCCTCTTAGCTAGCTGCACTATGTGCGATTACGTAAGTAGCATGATCGTATAAATTACCAGCATTAGCGCCGAAACCGTTCAACTGAACTTTCTCACCTGCCAAGATGCTACGGAGACCGATGAAAATCTTATCATCCAACGGTGCAGTCGTGTCATCAACTTGTAGTTTATATGATGGGCCATCAACACCGGGGAAAGCAGAACCGATAGCGAAGTCTAACGCGCCACCACCTACAATCACCGCACAACGTGACAATGCATTCTCAGTGCCATTATGAACCGCACGGCTCATAATGTCATCGGGAACTGTCACGATAATCATGTTAACGTCCGCAGAATAGAAAGAGTTTAGACCTTCCCATTTCTTGCCGCCCTCAATCAAACTGTAACGAGTTTGTGATAGCGTACTATCAGCAGAAGCCGCACGAGCCTGATTAATAAGCTGGAAGCCACCAGTCTCAGAAACAAAACAAATTGCCATAGCCTCATTCGACTTCAAGCGACCCCAACGGTTAACACCAGCATAATTGCGAGTGATTGCCACTTTAGCCAATTGCAGATCCTGCATGGTTAGAGGAGCGTTAGTCGCAGTAATTGCCGCAGGGTTAGCCAACGCAGCCGCAGAACCATAAGCGAAATACTGTGAAGTAGGTGCTTTAGTGGTTGTTTGGAGGCGAAGGTTAAGCAATTCAGCAGTGGTGTTGAAAGCAGTGTCCGCAATCAATGGTGCTTCTACAGACGTTGCGGTGTTGCCACAAAGCTGTTGGAAGATACCAAGACAAATGCGATCACGCTCATGTTGAGACATCATTTCTTGATCATACTTAGAAAGAATATCAAAAGAATCACGCTGCTTAGACAGTGTTTCAGGGCGTTCATACTCAAAGGTGTTTTTATACTCACCTAAGCGAATCTCACGTTGCCCAAATTCCATAGTCTTAGCTTGTGCATAAGCGCTAATGGCGGGATTGTCGCCTTTAGAGTTTAAGCGGAAAACGTTAGGCATCTTAACAAGATCACCCTTACCCCTTTCGGCGGCTTTCTTTGAGGCATCATTAAAGATACCAAACTTACGGAATAATTTGATGTAAGGGTCATTCATTACATCTAGCGTTACTTGCTCTGAGGCTTGGGTTAGATTAAAATCCGTATTCCCCTGCGCAATAACGCCACCAGTTAGATTAGCCATGTGACTATCTCCTATTGTGGATTAATATTAAAATAAATGATTGCTTTATGTCATCGCACATAGGGGCGCGGCTCTATCGTTTGCCGGAACGCTGCAAGTTATGTTAGCACTTGCGGGCTATGGCATGAAATACGCTCATGCGGGCTAGACGCGCACTAGGGAGAAATCTGTTCAACAAAACCTAGTGCGCGTTGTAACTCTACACTAATTTAAAGACTAGCGCAACTCACTTTGGAATTTGCGATAGGCTGCGCTTTGGAAGCCAGTAGGCGCTGCGTCTTTAGTAGCAGCCACATCAATAGCAGGCGCACCCGCCCGCTTTTGTGACTCCTTGATGCGCTCAGGGTTTAATTGTGTGGTGGGTGCTGATTCGGCCGCTTGCGTGGATTGGTAGTTGTTCGCTTGTGCATACTGGTACATCCATTGAAGCGGGTTAATGCCTTGTTGGTGCCTACTGAACATAGCTTGATCCACCACCTGCTTAGCTTGATTCAATGCGGCTTGCGGTTCGATCTGCTGCCCTGCATTCTGCGCGTTAAGCATGATCTGGCGGGCTTCATTCTGAATGACGTACGATTCAGCCGCGTTAACGTCAGCAATCACAGCAGGTTCAAGTTGCGCTTTAATGGTGGAAACGCTATTTCGATATGAAGCAGTATCAGCATTTTGTTTAGTTTGACTAACACCAGCTTTAAGATCATCAATCTCTTTTAGAACCGTGTATTGCCCATCCTTTGCAGCGTCATCAATAAACGCATCAGGATCAATACCCTTTTCGCGTAAGTAAGCATCACGAACCGCGTCTTTATCTTCCGGCGCTTTATTGCCGTTAAACGCTTCCATTAGCTTATCTTGATCCGCCTTGAGTGAGTCAATCTGTGCCTTTAGTGCTGCGTTCTCACGCTCTGCTGCAATCCGCGCCTCATATTCCTGCTTAGCCCTACGGCCTTTAGGGAGTGGTGTTTCCTCTTCATCTTCATCAGATTCAGGGGTTTCGACTTCTGGCACTTCATCAGGATCAGCGAGGATCGGATCAGCTTCTTCCGGCTCAGTGTTAAGCGCGGCAAAGCCAGATGTAACAGCGTCAACCATATCATCGCCGGATGATTCAACCTCAGGCGTTTCAATAGTAGTTTCAGGAGTTTCGGATTCGGTGGTTTCGTCGGTCATTATGTCGGTCATTATAGTTTCCTACTGTTAAACGCCCGCCAATTTTACAGCAGTCTCTGCCTCGGCCTTAGTAGCCAGTGCAAGAGAGCGCTGTGTATCTGCGCGGGTTTCAGATACTTCTGCCTTCGTGCGCTCAGTTTCAGCATCACGCTTGCGGATTTCGCTTAATGATGATTCAATGCGCGTAGGGGCGATTTGCTGCGATACAGCGGCCTCACCCTCTAATTGCGCGGCCTGTGCGTTCATTAATCGGATGTTGGCAGTTTGCATCTCACGTTCCATTGCTTGCGCTTCTGGGTTAGGTGGTGGCGGCTGCATAGCAGCGTCTGCACGTTCGGTAATTTTTTGCTTAACTTCTGCGTCAAAACTAGAAAGCTCCAATAACTCAGGCAAGATTGCAATACGCTGCGCTTCTGGCAACATTTGAGCATATTCAACCATACGCATGAACTCATCTTGACGATCATCATCGGATTTATCTTGCTCAACAATATGGATTGCATAGTTGCGGGCGAGGTTATCCATTGAAAGCAGAATGTTTGGCTCTTCGCCATAAGCGGGGCTGATCTTTTGCAGAACCATCATATCAGCGTTTTGTGCCATCTCGAAAGTCATATCTCTAAAGATACACCCTTGATCGTAAACATAATCCGCAATGTTGTTCATCACGTGCGATAGGCTTATCTGCATTTGCTGGATTGCTTGGCGGAATAAGCTAGCGGCGGGCGTGTCGTTATTCATCATACCGAGGATTTCTTTAGGAACACCCAACACCATAGGCATTAACTCAACCATGAGATTGACGATACCAGTCATAGAGGCGGAAGCGTCACCAGATTGAAGCGGAACAACACCCGCGCCATCAGGCATAGGGAACGCTTGCTCTTTCTTCATAATATTCTGGATGACATCTTTCATCTCAGTACCAACATTAGTAAGCGCAATGTTACCACCAGTGGCAGAACGATCTGCATAGGTCGATAGGTTGCTTACACCCTTATTAAGCTCTTCTTGTATATAAGCAGCGGAACGCATGAGGCCGTAGTAGCTGCCAGATTGACGATCATAATAGGCCGTCATGATATTCATAGGGTGGCAGTCGCGTGTGTAGGAGAGGCTTTTCTCTAAGATACGGCCATCTGCGATTTGTGCGCGGTAGTAGCAACGTGCACGGCGTGAATTAGATTTTAAACCCTCAATACGCAAGCCAGTTAGATACTCAAAGTTATCAACCATATCACGGAAGTCTTTATGAGCGGCCTTATCTAATGTGATAACCTTGCTGCGCTCTAAATCAATGTGATGCTTTTTAGCGAACGCGCCTAGCAGGTTCCATGCTGCTGCATTTTGACCGGACGCCTGTGCTAGCTCTTCTTTGCGAGTAACGAACGGATTCTCAAGATCATAAACCGTAGTCCATTCACGCCAGAAGTAATGGTAAAGGAAATCGACATATTGCTCATCCTCTGTTTGTGAGTATTGCAGGAACTGTTCGCGGAAACTTACGCCGCCTGCATCTTTGCTTTTATAGCCGCCTTTGCTTTCGATATAATCATCCAAGTCATCGCGGTAAATAGGATCAGCATAACCGCACCAGCCCATATTGGACGAGCTTAAATCATCCCGCCCGCCACGATCAAAGAACACGTGATGCTTCTTTTGAACAACAGGCAAGCCGCCCGCATATTGCTCATGCGTAAAGTCTAAATAACTAACAGTAGCGCCAACGCCACGAGTCATAGCGTCATCAACACACAAAGCCATCTTTGCATCAAAGCGGCTAACAGTGGTTGCCCACTGCATTGTGTCACCCATCACATCAGCTTCTACACCGAATTGGCGATCTGTCGAATATGCCTCAAAATTCTTGCGGCCTTTAGTCATCATACCAACAGCGGCGCGGACATAAGGCGCGGCAATATTGGCAACCATTAACACAGCGGGGTTGCTAGATTTACTACCTAACCCGCGGGAGTGTGCTGATCCATCATCTAAGCTATAAGCGTGACCACCAGAAACAGCGCCATCCACAAGGGGGCGCGAATCACGAACCGCATACATGAGAGCCGACTCCCTACGCCATTGGTGTGACGATTCAAGAAACCGCCCTACGTTCTTAGCGTAATCACTTAGGATCTGGGAATCAGATTTCACTAGTCAGTCAGCTCAATACGAGTAACTAAACCTTGCTCAAGCAAGTCAGCCGCCACATCGGATGGATACCATGCACGACCACCTGTGGAAGTGTGGCAAATGACGGGCTTAACTTCAGGGGCTTTAACCTCTACAGTTTCAACTTTAGCCTTACGAGTACGCTTTTTAGGCGTAACCGCTTCGACAATAGGTTCAACAGGAGTTTCAAGCGGTGCGTCCAAAGGCTTATGAAAAGTTTCATCGGTCATGTTATTCCCCAGAATTATATTATTTTCATCACTATAGCCCATAAGTTTCTTTTAGTAAAGCCGCATAAGTATCATCACTGTCTTTACTTCGCCACCAGTTTATGAATTGTGAAAGGCTATCAACCATATCATCGTGCTTGGCGTTAGGGAATAGCGTTAGCTGCCGCTCAAACTCACTAAGCCACGGCGCATTGGTCGGGAGCAACGCTCGCCCCGCCTCAATAGTGCCAGCAGCGGTGCGGGCGCGGGTTTCTTTATCGGCTAGCGCTTTACGTGCTATGACTGGCAACCGCGTGTGAGTCTTAAGCTCCTGAATGAGAGACTGCCCGCTTGCCTTATCCTCAATCAATACAGCATCAGGCGGATAACGCCCAGCCATCTCAATAACTTTTTTCTTCAATGTTGGGTAATCCATGCGCTCATTGATAGCGTGCATCAGATAAGCCTCATTAGTATCATCACGAACACGCCATATAGTGCAAGCGCTAGGGTCGTTATGCTGCGCGGCCTTGTACGCTGTGTCCCATGAATGAACCGTTCGCATCTTGTAGTCAGGGATAACGCTATAGCGCGGGAACCATGAGAGCCGGAACACATCACCGTCTTGTGGAGTTGGTTTCTGCATATACTGCGACCAGAACACATTACGATCCGCCGCTTCCATTTGGTTAAGCTCAGCAACCGTGTGCTTATGCGCCCATAGAGCTGTGCCATCATCAGTGCGGGCTGATAGGCATAGATGTTTGATAGGCTCACCCAAACCACCGCCCAACACGTAACCGCTCATGTCATCCTCATGCAAGCGCTGCATAATAATCACGATAGGGGTTTTGCGGCTGTTGCGGCGGGACTTGATGGTGTTATTCAAGCGCTCGTTAACCTTCGTCCGCTCAAGATCACTGCGGGCGTCATCAGGTTTTAGCGGGTCATCAATGATTATTGCACCGTTAAAACCATCAGAGTCGTTTGTACTACCAGCGCCAAAACCAGTAATTGCACCACCCGCCTGCGTAGCGTAAAGCCCGCCCCCCTGATCGGTGTACCATTTCGCCTTACTATCGCTATCCGACTTAATCCCAATAGGCCATAACTGTTGAAATTTATCAGACTTTACAATCTCACGAACCTTTGAGCTATTCTCTAATGCTAGCTCTGCGCTATACGATAGGTGGATAAACTTAGCCGATGGGTTTAATGCAATAGCCCTAGCTATCCACATAACCACCGCAACCTCTGTCTTTCCATAGCGAGGCGGCATATTGATAAGCAGGTTTCCGCCTTGCTCAATATCCTGTAACGCATCAGCAATGTCGTAATGATGATCTGAGACTATGAACTTCTCAGCCTTAAGCTCTTTAAAGAAATACCGCGCAAAGAATACTAGATCCCGCTCACACTTATGGCGTATCACCTGCAAACGGTGGATTGCCTCAATATTCGGATTCAGCTTGATCGTCAATAGCCTTTGCGGCGCTTAAGTCTATGGGCGGCACGTTGCCAATATTCCCACTGTGGTTGACCTTATCAGCAGCGAAGGCGTCAACTTGGCTTAACTTGCCCACCAACGTAACGGCTGAGACTAAAGCAGGGCTCTCGGATTTCTTGAAAATATTAACAGCATCAACCGCTTCACGTAGCACCCAATCGGCATCAATATCTAATCGCTCATTGCGTTTTTCTTGTGCTTTTTTAAGCGCTTCTGCAATTATAGGTTTGCTAAGGTTTTCTTGACCTATAGCATGTGCAGTGTGTTTACTATAGCCCGCGCGGATTGCAGCCTGTGTTGCGTTGAGGTCAATTAAGTATTCCTTAACGAACATCTCTTGCTTTCCTGTGAGTTTAGCCATTCGTCATTTCAGCCATTAATTCAGCAGCCTCTGCCTTACGCAAGCGCTTCTCATTCTGAATATTGCCATCAGCGTCCACAACATCAAACCAAGTCATCTTGTCACTTGTGGCTTTAAGTGAATACTCTTTCGCCAATGGCAGTTCTACGGCTGGCGCTTCTACTGGCTTCTTAGCTTTAAGCGCTTGCGTGTATTCAACCCACTTCTGTAGATAAATACCAAACGATGATAACGACTTTAATGATTTAGCTAAACTTTCCGAGCCTATCGGAAGCGCTACCAGCATACCATCCAGTGATTTAATCAGGATTGAATTATCATCAACCACCACATCACACCCGGAAGCTTCCGCTGCTTTGATTATTTGATTGTCTATTTCATTCATAGATATATCCTACCGCTAAACCGCAACCACGTCAAGCGACTCTAGCGGCATAAAGAATGGCTTGTCATTGCGCTGGATTATATCGCCAATATCTGAAAATGATTTGTGAATATCCGAAGGCTCCCATTCGCTCCAACACCATAGTTCATGCAAATCTATCGGATGGTAATAAACCAAATCACCCCTCCGCGGATTAAAGATATGAAGGCTGTCAGGGTGTATGTAGAAGGTTGAGTTGTCCGATAAACAAACACCATGATCTTTAAACTCATCGCAATTTATAGGATCATCTTTATCACTCCCATCTGGGTATGTATAATACTCAACCCCGAACTCTCGCGCCATATAAGCCGCAGCCAGCGGATCATCGTAATACATAATCACCCCGCCAGATTTCGTAAGTAGCATCAACGTCATCAATCACATTTTGCGGCACGTCACGTTGATCATTAATCCACTGCCTTGCGGTTTTACGACTTACACCCACTAAACGGGCAAGTGCGGATGTCCGCGCCTCCCCAAATAGCTCTGTGGTTTTATCTTGCCAGTTCATTATGCGTCTAGCTCCTGTAAATTAGAAATCCTACAAATAGCGATGTTATGGGTTTTTACTTTTCCCCATTGCTTGTACTCATAAAGCTCTACCTCAAAAGTTCCAACCTCATCACCGCGATATTTAACAAGTTTCATTTCTTGGCCTGTTAGCTTGTGGCGATAAGTCTTTCCTATCTCCATTACACTGCCAACTCCGCTAGCTTTTCGTGCCCGTGATGGCGAATAGCCCAATTTAATAAATTTTTAGCATCATACTTACGGGCGAATAGAGTTGAACTTAAGCGTTTACCATTGACAAGCGGCACAAACATCATTCGCTTGCCAGTTTTGTTAGGTACTTTTTTAATTGTGTATTTTGCTTTTTCCATATCAGTTCTTTCTAATCTGCGGCTTGGCTTTATTGCCTCGCCCTATGTGTGTAATCTAGCGGATTTACAGCTAATGTCAACAGCTATTTACACTCATACCGCAACGCCCGCAAGCTCAATTAATTTAAAAACCGGAACTGGCTTACCATCAACCATATAGCCGTGCTTCTTATGATGTTTTAATCGGCCTTCATACATCAGCTTACTGTGAGCCTTACCAAAAGCGGAGTTTTCATCAATACAGCGCTTCCATATAGGATCAGTATTCTCTTCGAATTCTGGCTTTGGTATATGCTTACTCTCGATCATTGCAGATTCAATAAGGTTTTCTTTCTTCCGCATCTTAATGCGCCACTTTGAAACCGTATTTCGGTGCATACCCAATAGCTCAGCAATTTCTTTGTAATTACGTCCGGCAGCGATTAGCTTTAAGAACTTCTTTTCTTTAATCGTCATTTTGTTTCTCCACTGGTTGCGCGATAATCTCGCATTTATAGACGTTGTGCTGGCTTCTGCATTCACGAAGCACTTTTAAGTCATGGAAGAGTATTAACACACTTAAAATCATCCCAAGAAGTAATAAAATAGTAGCCCCCGCATATACAAACTCTCGCATGTAACCCATCACACCAACCCCGCAACAGCCGCGACAATCCGCGCTTCACCTATTTTCTTAATCGCAGCTTCTGCGTTTTCTCGTGTGTCGAAGCAAGCAAAGATGCAACAGCTTGGGGTTCTATTCCAATATTCCAAAGATACTTCACCACCCACTACTCTAATCGTCCAATTTTCCTCACCAGCCATAAACTTCCGCGCACCCTTACACGCTTTAAGCTCCATAATCACATTCAGACCATCAGCAAAGCTTTGTGCTGCTTCTTCGGTACGGAATACGTTTTTCACGGGGTCGCCAGCTTTTTTACATCCGCCAGCTGTAAATTTTCCCGTGCAGATGTCTTGATCGATACAATAAATCTGATCGCTTGAATTAACAGGCGTAAACACATCAGGATGACCCTCACCTTGTTCCTTAAATCGTTTGATTTCCTCGCCAAGTTCGGCGTGTTTCTTTTCTAATTCTGTTACGTTCATTTTGTCAGATCCTGCATTGCTATGTATTTATCTAATGTCTTTTGTGCGGATTCTTTTGTGACATGCCTGCAATAGTCAGCTTGATTTTCCGCATTACGATATGCATAATCGCAAGTGGCGCTTAAGCCACGCCAGCCGCACATAAATCTTTTAACTTCCGGAATAAATCCACCATCAAATTCTTTAATTCGTGTTTTCATTTCAATCCCCTTGTTTGCGCCAATATAACGCATATTACACTTTCAATCCAAATCTTACCAATCACATCTGCTGCATCGTAGTGCGGTTGCAAGTCTCTCTCAATTACCTGTTGCCAGCTCGCATGACGGGCGCTGAGTTCTGCTAGGCGGCTCATTTGCGAGCCTCGATCATTGCGTCTGCCAAAGCATAGGCCATTTTAGAATTACGCTCAATCCATGCTTTACGCTCCCCCCAATCAACATCATGCCGTCCGCCGGTTTCTTGGCACTCCTCACTAGCAAGAATTCCCTGCAATGCTTGAACCGCCACATAATCCCTAAAACTCATACCTTCAAAGAAATTACAGGGAAACGCCTGCCCGCCATCGTCTATTTGTTTTTCAGTCATTTCGCATCCTCCTCTTCGATAAATTCAGCTAATAATTCCACGCTATTCTCTGGACGCTTGCCTTCACGACAATAAACCTCTAATAATTTAATTTGAGCAGCCCTAACAGCAGCCCTAACAGCAGCCCAAGCAGCAGCCCAAGCAGCAGCCCTAGCAGCAGCCCAGGCAGCATCCCCAGCAGCCCAAGCAGCAGCCCCAGCAGCATCCCAAGCAGCAGCACCAGCAGCCCCAGCAGCGGCCCAAGCAGCCCAAGCAGCAGCCCAAGCAGCAGCCCGATCTTCTTCTGTCGCGCTTCCATCTGCGAAGGCGCGGGAAACAACTAAGGCGTTTTTACTGCGATCATCACTCATCAGATACTCAACCTGTTTAGCGCAATCTACTGCGAAATGCA